CACTCTGGATCATAATACAATCCAAAATAAAAATTAAAAAGAGTTAATAAAAACAAAAACATACTATCGACCAAAAAATAAAGCCAATACCATCATTCCAACCCAAAAAGGCTGCGTATAAACCACAGCCTTGCACGTGTGTAGCCGTACAAGCTCGCAGAATTCGCAAGCTGAACGTACTGGCTCCAAAGCTCAGGCTCTTCGCTAGAGGGAGCGTAAGGCGTAAATTTACGACTTATTCTCCATGGTGTTACGTCTCGACCATCGTAGTATTCCCCTCCGCACGACTCTCTGAATGGAGAGCAACGTCTGGAAAAGGACTTGCTTTGGTTTACGACGAATCCGTTTGACTCTAGCTCGGCTATGACATCGCTCACATATTCTGTGGGCACAATCATGTCGTCGCCGTACACGTAGTAAGCAGATTTACAACGCGGGTATTGTCTCGCGACTTTCTCACAGATAGCAGCAAAGATTAGACACTCTACGGGAAAGCATAAAGCTGACCCCATTGGAGCGAACAACCTAAGCTTCTGTGTGCTTCCATCTGGAAGCGCGGCGTAGTCCGACCGAAGTGCATACAAAGCACGTAGGAGAGGCGTACCGCGAAAGACATTCTTTACCAATTGCCATGAGACACTATCCGAAGCTGACGACAAATCTATCGTCGCGTGGGACCGTGTCACTGAGGCCTTCTTAGCAATTTCGCGCATTCGCTCCTGATTTGAAAGGAACAGGTGCGCTCGCAAGGAAGGATTCACCTCAAACCAGCGATACAGGACTCTTTTGACCCCTTGTTGGAAATACTGCAATGAAGCAGGCTCCTTCGAGATCGTTCGTAGCCCTAGAGCTGACTTGGCAACAAAGACGACTTCGGCCGTCCTATCAAGTTTGCCAGGTACCAATGGGAAGTATCCTGATGGATTATCTTGATCATCAAGGAAATATCCCAATCTGGCATCCCAGTCTAGTCTCTTATATTTCTCAATGAGGCTTGACTGTTGCTTTTTCAGGCCTGAAACCGCCCCTGGACCGTGTGATGGTACTAACTCATCACAAGAAAACCCAGTGAGCCACTCTCGCATTATTAGGTTCAACTCTGCGAGGGTAGATGGCTTGTAATCAACCGCACCAATCCGTTCTTCCGTGGCTTTCCAAGCAGTAATAGACTGTTGTACATAGTCTACGTCTTGCAAGTTGAGCCTTGTAATGAAGGACAAATGCTGGTTTATCACAAAGAAATCAGCCGCTTCAAAAGTAGTAAGAAACTGCTCTACTTCTGTCCTAATCGGGGCGAAAAATTGCCCTAAGAAGGGATAGGCAGGCGCGAACGAGCGTTTAAAACTCGTGTACGAGGTAGGAGCTTGGTCGATATTTCTAAACCAGGCAGTCCATTCCTTGATAGCGCAACATAGATCAAGAACCGGAGTTTTCGACATGTGAATAAACCATCTCGATACCTCTCTCTTGACCACCACCATATCTCGACTGGCGAGGAGGTCAGTCAGCATCAAGCATTGGAGAAACAGCGCTCGTATATAAAGGGCGTGATCTCTTCTACTCAAGTTAGTACTGCGTCGTGACCATTTGTCCAGCGACTTAGTCGCAAGAGCTTCCAGATGATCAATCATCTGACATGAATTTTTCGGCATAGGGTCACCCTCTAAAGATCAGAGGGTTTCAAAGAACCCCTAAGCAGGCTTGTTAGACGTGTGGTCGTTTCCGACCCAGTGTCGTATAGCCCGCTCACCAACCTTCCAACAAGCTGTTCCACTTGCGCCGACATGATATTCTCATTCGCCGGTACTTTAAGAACAATATGTGCTTGCACTGGAAGATCGACTCGATACGACGCGTCGACTGTGTCCGTCACTGACCAGGTCTCATTGATCTGGCATACGACAGACACGCCTCGACGACTGGGAGCCATTACGGAAGGATCAATAGGAGTGCCTGT